TTCCTTTTGCTTGTAGGTCTTGAAGATCGGCTCCAAGATCGACGCGCCCACCGGCCAGTTGATGTCCATGCCCACCGACCGGGACAGATGGACGACGTGATCGGCGTTGATCACATAGAGTTCGTTCAACTGTTGACCTTGCTGCATCGAGCGAGGGTCACGAGTGGAACCAGACATCGCAAAGACGTTGCTGGCCTGTTGACCACCACCGCCACCCGGAATTTGCGGGCGGCTACCGGGGACAAGACTCGTGCCAAACGGCGTACGATATTGAGACGGATCGGCTGAACGCGTGGCGAACTTCGCCTGACGGTTCAGATCGAGGCCACGGATGATGTATTCGTCGGGTTCCTTGCCTGCGGTCTCATCGACCTTCACCATTTCGACGGCGAAATGGTCGATCCACAGCCACTCGGCCGTTTCGGGATCACGCAAGAAGAACTGGTCACCATTCTTCACGGTCTGGCGGAAGATGTGCCACAGACGGCTCTTGAAGTCGTTGAGCTTGATCCAGAGCTTCAGGTTCGTCTTGATGAGCGTGACTTCGGTCTCGTTCGCCTCTTCATTGTAGACGATCTCGAAGGGCTCATCGTTCTGCTCTTCGGACTGCGTGCAGAAGTCAGCGATGGTGTCGAGCGCAGCGTTGATGTCGCTGTCTCGATCCATGTCGTCATACTGGTAGTAGCGTTGAATCCGGTTCGGGTGACCCGCGTAAACTTCGGGGAGGTAGCTGGCGTATTTCGAGCTTGTGCCCGCGCTCGCTCGCTCATCGACCGTCGATCCCATGGCGACTGCGCCACCAGATGAACCGCTCGTATTCACAATTCGGAAGTGTTTCTTCCAAGACATCGCAACTCCAATTTCGGGATATGTGCGATGTTATTTAGTCAGAATCAAACACCCTGCCCGGCGCGGATAGCAGAAGTCGTCGCTTGAGTGGCTTGAATATTCTTCGCTTGCTGGCTTGCCAGAATAGCTGTGTGTCGATCCAGAGCTTCTTGGATTTTCTTCAATTCACTGATGGCCTTATCGTTTCCGAGCATTGCATCGGTGCGAGTTTGCAGCAGGGCATCATCGTCGATGACCGTGGGATTTCCGACGACTGGCGAGCCCGCCGGAGTAGCGACGGCGCCCGCGCTTGCCCGCCCACCAGCAGCCTTGGGGGAACCGCCAAGCATTCCAGCAATTCCCGAACCCGCCATGCCGCCCAGTTTGTCGCCAACCAGCCCGCCCACGACGGAACCAATGGCGAAACCAACGCCGGGGATCGGGATCAGTGCTTGGCCGACCAAGCCACCGACCAGTCCACCAGCCAGCGAACCCGTGGTGCTGCCCGCGATCTTGCCGAGAGCCTTACGACCCTGTTCCGGGGTCATCTTTCCCGCAGCCACCTGATCGTGAATTTCCTTGATGGAGTTGGCGGCGTCAGCCACCGTGAACACGGCCGCCAAGCCAGCAGCAATGGGGCCTGCGAATTTGCCAGCAGTTCGCAGAGCCGGGGCCATTCCTTTGCCCAGACCCATAAGCTTGCCTGCGATGCCACCGATCTTGGCTGCGCCCGGAACCTTTCCAGCGACCTTTCCAACACCGCGCATCAAACCACCGAGCTTACCGCCGGTGGCTTCTTTCATCATGAATTCTTCGAGGGCGGCGCCCTTCAGACCCTTGGAAATACCCTTGGCTTTGAGCTTGCGCAGCTTCGCTTCACGGCGAGCCATGGCCGAAGCACCCTTTGCGCCCTTGCCTTCGCCTTCACCAATGAGATCGTCGGCCCCGAGACCACCACCCCCGCCACCATTGACGTTGACGATACGACCGTTGACCGTGACCACCTTGGCCATGCCAAACATGCGGGCGAACCCACCCAAAACGGCCTTGAAGAGAGCTTTACCGGCGAACCAAGCGGCAATCGCCGCGAGGCCGGTTCCCACGTCAGCAGTTTTCTGACCGAAGATGCTGAGCGCCTTGTGGATGCCGCCAAACACGGTGGTCATCATCTTCATGATGAAGGTGGTTGTGTTGATGACGATGCGGCCGACGGCCAGCATTCCGCTGATGACCGATCCGATCAGTTCGAGCGTTCCGGGCTTCGCAAGCTGGGAAATCACTCCCCCGATTTGCTCGCCGAATCGACCCAGCACCGGACCCAAAGCTTCGATGTGATCCCAGAATTGCTTGACCTTTTCGGGGTCGATCTTGCCCATGGTCATGAAGGGTTGCAGGAACCCACTGATGAACGCACCCTTCAGCTTCTCGAAGACGCTCTCGAAGCTATTCATGAAAGTCGTGAAGTTGTCCGAGTTCTTACGGGCTTCTTCGGCGTTCTTGATATCCTGCAAGGTATATTTCTTCATGCTGGAAGCCATCGCCAAGATTTCCTTGGCGCTTGCATTACCAGTCGAAGCCAGCAGTCGAAGGCTGTTCAGAGTCTCGGGGTTCGTCAACTCGTCCGACATCTTCGAGACGGTTTCCATCGCCACCTTGTGGGAGTCTTCGCCCGCCTTCACGCGCTGGTTAGCCTCGTCGAGGATGGCCATGGCGCCACCCTGACCGGTCTCGGCCAGCTTCTTGCCCAGATCGGTGAACATGGCGCCGCCGACGTTGCTGAACGTCTCAGACATCGCCTGACCAAGCACTTCACCGGCCTTACCCGGTTGGGCCTTCAGGTCGGCCACGACTTCCGTCATGGCCTTGTTGTAGCCCTCCATGCCCTGAAGCGAGTTCAGGCGCATCGTGGCCGAAACCTCGCCGTCCTGCATCAGCTTCATGGTCTGTTCCATGACGGCTTTGCGCTCGGTTCCGAGCACGTCGGCAATACCCGTGACGCCCAATGCGAACTTCTGGATTTCAGCGGCCGATGCCGGTCCAGCCAACTTCGAGAGGTTCTTGCCCGCAAGACGCTGGGTGTCCATGTAGTCGAGGGTGAGGTCGTTCAGTTCTTCAATGGAGTAGCCATAGAGACCGGACTTCTCCGTCATCGTGCGGAGGTTCTTTTGGACCGACGCGAAGCTGTTGGGACCTTCGCCCATCTGCTTCACGACGACAGAATTGTGCTTGATCGCTTCGGCGAACGCCTTCAGCGGTAGACCGGCGTCAGCAGCCGCCGCAGTCATGCGGATCATGCTGCCACCGAAGCTCTGGCCGTAGTTGCTCAGGTCACGATAGACTTCGCTGGTCTGCTTGCCCCACTTCCAGAGTTCACGGAGAACGGTCGCACCGACCGCGAACTCTGTGAACGTCATGGCATAGTTTTTGACAGCGCCGGTCGCGTCCTTAATCGCCTTGAAGTGATCCTGTGTCTGCTTGGTGTCTTCTTTGCGAGCGGCATTCAAGTTCTGACGCAGGGTGTCGCGCGCATTTGCGCGGCCCTGACTGTTTGACGAGAACTTGTCAGCAATTTTCCCAAGTGATCCGGCAGACTTGTTAAGAGTCTGGATCAAATCGTCCATTTGCTGTTCTGTAATATCGCTCATGACTCAAAATGCTGATATGATCCTTTATTTAGGATATGCATAAACTCAGCAGTTAATGCGTCTCTAAATACTCGCACATTACTCAAACACATGGAAATTCATGACCAAAGACATTCCTGAAGACGACTTCAACGAAGCCGAATTCTTCCAACCAGTGCCGAAAACCGCCGGAGTTCCGTCGAGTAACCCGCTGGCCGGTTATTTCCGTATGCCGGGTCTGCACATCACGCTACCGACGCGGGGCGCCTTCCTCCCGCCGGAGGATTACGATCCCACGCTGGCCGGTGACGTGCCGGTGTTCCCGATGAAGGCGGCCGACGAACTGCTGCTTCGCTCGCCCGATGCTCTGATGAGTGGGCTGGCCCTTGAAGAACTGGTGCGCTCTTGCGTTCCGGCGATCCGTCGGCCCCGTCTCGTCAGCACGCCTGATCTGGATGTGATCCTTCTGGCGATCCGTGCTTCGACCTATGGCGAGAACATGGAGATCGAAGTCGTCTGCCCGAACTGCACGCACGAGAACGCCTTCGACTGCCACTTGCCGTCGATGATGGCGAACATGACGTTCGTGGACCCGATCAACGAAGTCCGGCTCACGGACGATATCGTCGTCAGCCTGCGACCCTACACGCTGGAAGTGGCCACCAAGGTCGCCATGGAAAGCTTCGGCGAGGCTCGGAAGCTGCAAGGTATCGCCGAAGAAGTGGTTGAACTGTTCGACGGCACCCCGGAAGAGCGGGCCATGGCCGAAAAGCGCATGGCGGATGCCCGGAACGAGAGTTTCGTCAAGATGAGCAAGCTGAACATCGACGCGGTGGCTTCTTGCGTGATCTCGGTGTCGATCCCCTCCGGTCTGGTGACCGACAAGGCCAACATCTTGGAGTTCATCAACAACACCAGCCAAACGTGGGCGAAGAAGATCGAGGACAAGCTCGCTGAGATCAACGGCGCGGGCATCAACAAGAAACTCGACGTTCAGTGCACCAAGTGCGAGCACGAATGGACCACCGAGGTCGAGTTCGATCCTACAAGTTTTTTCGGCAACGGCTCCTGAGAATCACAGACCTTCGGGAGCTTCAGGGGCTTCTAAACAGCTTCCGCAAAGAGCAACGTGATCTGGTGGAGCACATCCACTCGATCATGTGGCACATGCGCGGGAGCCTCTCCCGCCAAGAAGCGTGGACGCTCAGCCACGAAGAACGGAAGTCGATTCTTTCTCAGATCGACGACCGCGTGAAGAGCGTCGAGAAGAACGGTCTACCGCTCCTATGAGTTCGATGGACCAACTCGACTTTGGGGTCAGCGTGGCGGATTTTTTCGGCGCACCCCTGCATAAGGTGAACCAAATCCTGTTGCGGATGGGCCTCGAACCACACCCGCCAGAGTGGCTACGCGGAACCTCGAAGCTCGATGCTCTGCCGCGATGGTCCGAAGCCGGGGAGCATGTCATTCCCGTGCACAAGAGCATCAACCCCAAGGGCGTGGGTGAACGCCTACAGTGGGTCGTGGAAGAGCTTCGTGGCGGCTGGAAAGTTTGCGAGGAAGGCTTCGTCTTCGAAGAGGTAGGCGAAGCCCTTCACTTCAAACTGCGCTGGTCGTAAGCAGAGCTTCGACTTCGGAAATCCTGCCTTCAAGGCGCTTCAGGAACGGCTCGCCATATTTTTCCATCCGCTCTGGCGGATAGTTCTGTATGGCCCTGCGGTAGCGCACGAGTTCGTCCAGCAAGCCTTGATAGAGTTGCTCAAGGTCTTTCCGTGAGAGAAGCTCTCGCTTCGCATATGCCTTTTCGATGTTCATTCGAACGTTCTCGTTTTGGCGATCTCAAGCCCACGAAAATACTTCGCCATAGCGGCGGTGTGCGACTCGAAGCAGAGTTCTTCGGGTTCCCACGAAACGCGGATCGACGGGCATTCGTAGTTCGGCACAAAGCCGTCCAGCATCTTGATGTCCATCGCGCACCGGGCGATCACAAACAGCAGCAGTTGGCGCCGGTTCGAGAACGACCAGTAGAGTTGCATGAGATCGGCCGGAGTGGCTTCGATGCCGGTCTCTTCCCAGAACTCACGGCGGGCAGCCGCAATCACGTCAGCATCGTTCGGGTCGATGAAGCCGCCGGGCAGACCCCAGTTGCCCTTTTGCGGCTCGATGCCCCGTTCCCCGATGATAATGCCGCGTCGATCACCGTCCACCACCGGCTGAAGCAGCACGGCGACCGGCGTCGGGTTGATCCATGTGGTCTGCGTGCACGCCTCGCAGGTCTTCGGATATTCGGCTGCGGTGTGCTCAACGCCACAGAATTTACAGAATTTGTCCATCTCGTCTCACCAAAATTGTGTCGCAACGACTTCGAAAAATTTCACGAGGATTTCCTCGTCTGATAGGCCGGTCATTGGTTCCGGCCATTCGTGTTCACTGACGTTTCCGCTCACCAGCATTGCGAACGTGAGTGCGGAATTTTCGTTGAACAGGCACCAGTTCAAAACAGCGCTACTCCGGCCATGCGGCATACTGAAGCTCACGAACACCGGGCTGACGCCGGAGGTTGTTTCCGCGTCCGAGCGAATCGTTTCAACCTGCTGGTCGAACCGGCTGTATTGATCGGCTTGGTTGATTGCCATGCCCGGTCGCGCCACCGAGCTATGGAGCGCATACTTATCGACCGCCACCTCGTGGGAGATGAGATAATATTTGTCAGCCATTGACCTGCTCGATGTAGTGCCCGGCCGGGTTCGCATCGCGCAGAACATGCAGCAGACGCAGTTGCTTGAACTCAGGTTGGAGCTTCAGGAACTCATCGCGGAAAACGGCGAGGGACGGTTGCTTGACCTTCCAGACGCCTTGTGCCTGAGAGATCACCAGCTTGGAGTCCCCGAGAATAGAGAGCGGCCGGGCGTTGAGCCCCTTGTCGATGGCGATGGTGCAGGCCCACAGGAAGGCCAGCCATTCGGCCTCGTTGTTGGTGCCATCGTGCACCCGCGCGTGCTCCTTGATCGTCCCGTCATCGGACACCACGGCGACTTCCATCTTGCCGGGGTTGGGTTTGCAGCCACCGTCGAAATAGAGCCTCACGCGGACACCATGCTTTCGGTCAGAAATGAATGGACGCGCGCTTTCAGAACGTCGAAATCCGTGAAGGATTCATTCTCATCGCCGTGGCGAAAGACCATGATGCCCGTGCGCGGAAAGTGCCAATGGAACACGGTTGCGGAGATGTCAGCGATCTTCAAGAGAGCGTTCAGATGAACCATCTCTTTGATCTCGTCCTCGCGAGTCATGCGAAGTTTTGGTTCACCCACTCGCGGTCTGCCTTCGACATGGGCTGATCGGCCTTGCGGCGCAGCCGGTTTGCTTTCACCACGCGACGCCGTTCGGTGTTGCGGGCCGTCCAGACCGCGCTTTCCAACTCCGAGCGCTCGGGGCGCTTCAGCGCTGGGGCGCCACGGTATGCGGCCATAACCGTTGGCCACACTTGGTCTACCAGAGCATCAATCTCTTTGCCAGACTTGTTCGGATGTTGGATTACCAAATTTTCGCGCAGCAGCTTCCTGATCTGCTTGTTGCTCAGCCGTTGGTGCTCGGCCTTGTTGTCCGCCTGCATCTTGGTGGCGGTCGAGAGAGCAGCTTGGTCGTAGCGACCGCCGCCGGGAAGATACTCGGCATCTTTCGTGAAACGCTTGACGGGTGCGGGGTGATTAGGTTGTTTCGCAGCTTTGCGCTTGCTGGTGGTGCTTTTCTTCTTGGGAATTCCAGAAACGCCTTGGGGAATGATGCGAACTTCAACTGTCATGCCGTGCTCCTATACTCAGATAATACGTCGGAGGCGGTCAGAAGGTCAAAATTGAACTGGCTAAATAAAGGTAGGATTTAAGGGAACTACCATGGCCGGTGGCAACAAGAGTAAGAACAAGGGCAACGCAGGCGAGCGCGAATTGTGCCGCCTGTTCGAGGGTGTGTTTGGCGGCAGCTTCCAGCGCGTCTTCACGTCCGGCGCCTTCACGGGTGGCAAGAACGCCTACCGTCGGGGCATCCTCAGCGACACCCAGATCAAAGCGTCCAAGGGGGACATCATCACCCCTGACCATCTGCCGCATCTCGTGCTAGAATCGAAATTCTACGCGGAGTTCCCATACCACCAGTTCATCACCCCCACCCCCATCAAGCTGCTCGACACATGGATCGGCCAGACCCTTGACGCCGTGGACGAAGGAGATTTCTGGATGCTGGCGTTCCGGGCCAACCGCCGCGAATGGGCCGCCTGCTTTGACGCCAAGCTCAAGGACCAATTCGTCCTGCCGAGCTATATCGTCTACACGGCCGAATCCGGCATCCAATATGTGGTGACGAACCTCGTGCAGTTCATCACCGACAACAAAGCCACCATCGAGCGACTGTCAGACAAGGCGAACGCTGATGTCCCTGCATCGTAGCCCCCGAGCCCGGTTGCACCTTCGCCGTAAGCTCCGGCCGTTCCGTCAGACTCGTTTCAACATCGAGATCAGGACGCACGACGTGTCGAACATTCCCCTGCTAGAGGGGTTCAACGGCTCGCGTTGGATCACCGCCAAGGAGCGGGAGGATTTCAACGAATTGCAGACCTTCATCGCGACGATCCGATCCATGATCGGCCGCCGGGCGAAGATCATTCAGCACCGTCGCAGGACGATCCTCAGCACCAAGGTGCTGCTCGAAAGTGAATCGGATTTGGTCGTGCTGACGATGGCTCACCCTAGCATGATCGCTAGGGCCTATCGCTACGTGGATCGGCCTACGCCGTCACCGTCCGATAGTTCGTCGGAGCCGGAAGCGCTGCCCGCGTCACCGTGATGAGTTCGGCGATCTGCGCTTCAGAGAGCTTCAGGCCCTCGCGGCGGCAGTAGCCGGTGACTTCTTTGAGCGCGGAGGCGTGCTCATTGCGGAAGCCGCTGACGATGTTCCCGATGGAGGCGCCGTCGTGATATTGCACGTTGGGCTCGATGGTCTTCAGATATTCTTGAGCAGCCTTTTGGGCCATCATATTGCTCATTTTTTCCAATGTCCTTTGGGTTCAATCGTGTTTTGCCATTGACCCTTGTCGTCCAGATATTGCCAGCGACCGGGTTGACCATTGATGATCTGTGCTTTCTTGCCGATCACGAATTTTGTTCTGGCGAAATCCTTATATGGGTTCCACCGAAACGTATGAACGGTAAGCACTTGGAACGGTGTGCCATCTCGGGGCACGCTGTCCATATCTTTCCACTCTTCGTTGTCGTCGATCATTTCTCGATCACATCGTATTTGGAGAGACGAGACGGGGGCATTTGGCGAACGAAAATGTTCACCGCTTGCCGGATGGCGTCGGCTTCTTTTTGCAGGCCATAGACTTTGTGATCGTCACAGACCGTGCCACGGCAATTGTTGGCCATCTGCTGAAGTCGATCACCCGCCTTTTGGAGGATGTAGACCATCTCTTCGTCGATGACGGCCATCAATCAGTTCTCCCGATAGCGTCGGCACGGGCCTGCGCCGCCAGCTTCTTCTTTTGGTATGCGCGCCGCTGAGCGGCAGTGAGCTTGAACTCACCGCCTCCGATTTTCACACCTTCATGCTGGGGCAAATCTTTCTTGCCGAACGCTCGGCGGATCGCCTCAAACTCTTTGGTGCGATCTTCCATCAGTCTTCGATCCTCACGGCGACCATCTTCTTCTTGCCGACTGAGAGCAGGAAATTGCTGTCCTCGAACGCGGCGCGCGGGAGGACCGTGCGCACTTCATTCACGACGTGCCCGTTGATCTTGACGCCGTCATTGGCGGCCATGCGGTCGGCCTCGCCCTTGGAGGTCACCAGCTTGGCGTCCAGCAAGATTTGCGCGAGCGTCACGCCACCATTCCAAACCTGCGCCGGAATGATGTGCATCGGCATACTGTCGGGGCACGGCTCGACACGGCCGCCGCCAGCCAGCAGCGCCGAGTGATTGGCCGTGGCGCGGCCGTGGACCATGGCGGTGACTTCCGTGGCCAAAATTTTCTTGGCCTCGTTCAGTTCGGACCCGCCGAGGATTTCGAGGCGAGTGATCTCGTCCATAGGCACGTCGGTGAACAGCCGGAGGAATTCTCCGACCTTCACGTCTTCGACGTTGCGCCAGAACTGCCAGAACTCGAAAGCCGATGTCTTGTCAGGGTCGAGCCAGATGGCGCCGTCGGCGGTCTTGCCCATCTTCTCGCCAGCCGAGTTCGTCATCAGCGGGGTCGTGAAGCCAAAGACTTCCCGGCCCTCCTTTCGACGGACGAGTTCGACGCCGTTGATGATGTTGCCCCACTGGTCGGAGCCACCGATTTGCAGCGCGCAGTCTGAGAGGATCGACAGCTTGTAGAAGTCGATGGCCTGCATCAGCATGTAGTTGAATTCGAGGAACGACAGGCTCTTGTCGCCACGCAGTCGGGACTTGACCGAATCGAAGGTCAGCATCCGGTTGATGGAGAAATGCGGGCCGTAGGAATGCAGGTAGTCGAAGAGCGTGGTGTCGTCGTTGAACCATGCGCTGTTCGACACGAAGACGGGCTTGTCCACCAGCTTGCGGAACACTTTCTCGATGCCCTGCTTGTTGTGCTCGATCTGGGCGGTGGTCAGCATCGGCCGGGAGGCCGTCTTACCGGAAGGGTCGCCCACGCGCGTCGTGGCCTCACCCAGCAGGATGAGCGGCTCGTGGCCAAAGGCGGCGAGATGGCGCAGCACCATGATCTGGATCAGCGAGCCGACATGCAGGCTATCGGCCGTCAGGTCAAAGCCGATGTAGCCGGTGATCTTGCGCTCAGCAGTAAGCGCATCCAAACCTTCGAGGTTGGTCGCTTGGTTGATAAAACCTCGCTCGTTGAGCGTTCGGATCAGGTCAGAATTCATTGCCACCGCATCTTGAAAAACATCGCGTCTTGGTCGTCTTGGAAAGCGATGAAGTAGGTCCACGTCTCAAAAACTTTGATGGGTAGAGTTGGGCCGAACATCCAAAACCGGACGCAGTTGGCTTCACACCACTCCATCATTTCTATCATTACATCGGCGTCCGATTGGACCGTCACTTCAAAAGGATATTCGGCGGCAACTTTCATCGTAACCGGGTCGTAGCTCTTCACCACCATCAGTTCTCATCCTTGAGCCGGTCGTCACCCCGGCAATCACATGCCAATCGCGAAGCTGGTTTCGAACCAGCAAACACCCGCATGTTAGGCAGCCGGGATCGGTCGCCCGATTGTCCCGACAACAGTGAGGGGCCTTACCCACACCGTAGTGTATGCCAGATTCCACCATTCCCGCGTGCTAGGACTCCCACGCCGTCAAGTCTGAGACCATCATCATACGGTCATACTTGGGGGAATGCAATTTCGTTTACGAGATCAGCCCCATACCATTTTGAAGAGGGCTGCGGCCTTCATATCGGCAAACACGAAATGGGCCGCGAAACGGTCAGTCATCTTCGTGATTTCCGCCGGGTAGAGTTCGTCTATGGCCCAGTTCCACGCGCCGCCGTCGGTGAGTTCCGGCGTATCACTCTCGGGGCCAACGTTCTCTTCGAGCCACTTCACGCATTCGGCGGGCAACTCCCACGGCTCTCTGGTCGGATCACCAATGAGGAAATTCTCGGAGGGCACCGAGACATTGGGTTGGTCACACAGACACGCGAAATATTTTGGACGGAAATCAAGCGGACTGCTGTTGCGTGGACTGTGTCGCATTCACACGCCCCAGATGCCCGGTCGCTCGGTGACGAACGATTTCGCCTCCGCGAACGTGTGGAAGGTGTCGGCGCCGGTGTTGCCACCCATCGAGTTGATGCGCGTCACCCGCCATGACTTGGCCGAATCCTTCTGGATGATCGCGCGCAGACGAGTGCCGTCGTGGCACTCGTATTCACCGGCGGGTGTGCGCGTGACCGTCCACATCAGCGTTTGGCCGGGTCCGGGTCCAAACCCATGGAGTTCATGACGATGGAGTTATGGGCGCGACCGGCCTCGCGGGCCTCGCGCACCCACTGGATCGCGACGGAGTCGATGTTACCGTGCGACCGCGCGCCGTAGTAGCCGAGACGCAGGGCGTCGGACTTCTTGCCCACGCCGTTGAGCGTGGTGCCGAACTCATTGGGATTGTATTCGACGGAGGCGAGGAAGCCCAAGCCGCGCTGCTGCATCTCTTCGGCGATCTTCAGCAGGGCGGGCGCGAGCACCTCGTCATACCACTGCTCGTTGTCGTGGACGACGGCATCCAGATCAATGGTGACGATGTTGCTCATCTCAGGCGCCTTCAATGAAGGTGGCGAGTTCCGGGGTCGGCGTCTGGCCGGGATTCTCGGCGAACCATTGCTTGTAGAAAGCGCGCACCCCGGCTTGCGTGGCCGCTTTTTCCTCGTCGGTCAGCTTCGCCGCGAACGGTGGAATGAGACCCACGCGTTCCAGATAGATTTCGAGCATCGAGCCACGCTCCGGCTTGTTTCCGGCGGCGAGCCAGTCTGCCCAGTGCTGCTCGTTATTCGGGATCGAATCCTCGAAGAGGCCGGTGGTCCGATTGTAGATGATGCTCATCGAAAAAGCCTCCGCTTGGTGTCGTAGCCGACTGCGGCGTAGAACGCCTTGCAGTCGAAGTGATTGATACGCGGCAGGTCCGCCGTGCGGGGCAGTTTCGGCACGCGACCGAGCGCGGCAATCTCGTCAAAGGTCCGTTGCTCGGACTCCATGTCGGCTTCGAACTCGCCGCCCCAGCGCACATGGAAACGCGTGTCCAGACTGCGGTTCCGAAGAAGCTCGGCGCCGATGCGATGCGCATTCCGGCGGAAAGCGTTCATGCTCTCCGTCTGGCGATAGAAGCCCGGCTCGCCGAAGCTCGCGCCTTCGATGACGTGGACCTTGGTGGCCCGGCCTTGGTTCCATTCCACGATGTAGGTTGTCTGGGGCATCTTAGCAGCCCAACACTTTGCGGGCCGCCTTGATGGCTTCGTCGGCCTTGGTCGCCTTTTGGGCTTCCTTGCGATAGTTCTCGAACAGCGGGGCCACGATGCTCCAAGCGTAGCCTTGGGGCGCTTCGCCTTCCAGCAGCTTGGCCATCAGGCCGATGATCTTGCGATTGTCGAGCGGCTTCACGTTCATGGCGTCCCAGCGGGCCTTCATGCCTTCCGGGCTGTCGGCGTCGAGGGCTTCGGCCTTGTCCTTGGCTTCCGCCGCCCACTTTTGCTTCGTGGGGCGGAATTCACGGTCGCTGACGACGCTGCGTTCCTTGGCCAGACCGTTTTGCGGATAGTCCGGCGACTGGGCGACCGAGCAGCGGGCCGACAGGATTTCGATGGCGTCGCGCATCTCCCAGTGCCAGTCCTGATCGACGGCGTTGTTTTGCGCGATCACTTCCGCCATATCGCCAACTTCCGGGCGCGGCTGGAAGGGATTGTCCGACATGTGCAGGCTGGCGGCCGTCAGGATTTGTTGCAGAAGATGCGCGGGGATCGACACCGTCGCGATGCAGGGCTTGTCCGCCGTCGCTTGCGCGGTCGTCCGGTTCACCGAAACGGTGATGTCGGCCAGATCAGCGAGCGTGGTATCGAAGGCGGGACGGACCATGCGAGCAATCTCCTGCGTTTCAGTAGTTTCAGAATACTACCGAAGCAGAATCCGTCAACAATATTAGTGCTCGAAAAGCAGCTTGAACATCAGCCAATCGTTCCGGTCTTTGAACCCGGCCATGATCTCGCCTTGGCCCGAATTACTGAAGTCACGGGAGACGTAGAAAAGCGTCCAGTAGTCGTTGAACGGCACGTAAATGGTCTCGCAGAAAGCCGCTACACGATCTGCCGCTCGGGTCACGTATTTCTCCTTGAATCGGCAGACATACAGGTAGCCGGTCTCTTCGAGGTGCGCCAAGGTTTCTTCGTGCTCGATGCCGTTGGCGCGCTGCTGGGTGATGGCCATCGCCTGCGTGGGCGGCAGGAACCGCGTGGGATGCACGGGGATCGCCATGCGGAAGATGTTAATCCCCACGCGGCCATTCCATGCTGAACAGCAAGCGGTCCACTTGGCTCTTGAACGCGAACACGAGCTTGGCGGAATCGCCGACGCCCATCGCGAACGTCAGGAAGCACGTCCACTTGTCATTTGTGGCAAGATGCTTGGCCGCGAGCATGGCCTTAACGCGGTCTTCCGCCCATTGGAAGTCGGGCACTTCGATTACCAGTTTGTCAATGTAGCCTCGCTTCTCGGCGGCATAGAGAATGTCGGTTTCCGATGCCCGGTCGAAGTCGTTGGTGATCCGGCAGAGCACCACACGCGGCGAGACGTAATTCTCGTCAAGATCGCCGGTGAGGCCGAGCGAATGGGTGAAATGCCCCCGAGGGTTCGCGATTATCGGCGGCGGCCGGTTCGACGGCAGTTGATCGGAATCATTCATCGCGGTCGTTGCGCTCTTCAATCCGCTCGATGAGGGTCTCGAACTCTTCGTTCTCGGACAGCCGGGCCATCATCAGGAAGGTGATGGTCGAGCAGTAGATTTCGAAGTCCTCGGTGATGAGCCAGTCATAGCCCTCATCACCCGTCATTTGCTTCGCGAAGTTGGTGCGCGCCGTCAGCCTCGCCATCCAGTTCATCGAATCCTTCAGGAAGATTCGATACCGGATCGGCTTGAACAGCACGACCGGCGCCCAACCCTCTTCACGAGGATCGACCGGATGGATGGTGAAGTCGGCCAGCATCAGCGGGCGTTGGCGACGACGAGCGTGTTGAAGAACCCGACGACGGCACGGATCGCGATCACGATCACCACGGTCACGCAGACCTTGAGAAGCCCGTGATCGACGAAATATTGGATGGCCTGCGGCCAAGTTTGAACCGGCATGTATCCTCCTAGAAAAATTTGAATCGTTGGGGATGGCTCTTCCGGCGAGCCTGACGCAGATCGTCTTGGGTCGCGTAGACTTGGCCCGAGCCGTCGCAGCGCGAGCAGTCAGCGTCGAACGCCTTGTCCACGATGATGCTCATACCGAGAGTGGCGAGAGCCATGAACCCGTCATGCGGCTCTTTGCCGTTGCCACCGCAGTGGGGGCAGTCGATGACGAGATAGCGGCTCACCCGACGAACGCCTTGCCGAGCGCGCGGACGCCGAAAATGACGCCGACCACGATGCAAACGCCGATGCCGACATACTCGAAGGCTTCTGGCCATGTCAGGGAATGTGGCGGCACTTCAGTGCTGGCGGCCATGTGGATGCTCGCCGCCGCCTGTTCGGCGGCGAAGTCTTCATAGGTATGGGGCGCCACGATTAGCTTGTCGGCGTTCGTGAATGACGGCGTGTCCACGATCTTGATCGCGCCCACCGGTTGATCGGTGTTGATCTTCACGGCGTTGTCGCGTTGCCACTGATGGACATCGACTACGGCGAGACTGATGGACGACAGAGCCATGGTGCCTCCTAATTGTTCAGGATGCACCATACGCCAATTTGTCATCTCGTCAACGAAAACTCAGTCGGTGCCATCGTTGAAAAAGATAATGTCGTCATAACGCGGCGGACTGTAGAGCAAATCCTCGATCCACGCTCGCACGGCGAGTTCAGCCACGAGTTTTGCTTCATCAACCGAAACACAGGAGTCCAAAAAGTCAGCCGCCTTCACTTCCGCGCACCACAACGGGCTCCACGGGTTCTGATAGACGTGGGCAACTTGCTTGATCTTACCGACCCGCAGTTTCCAGTTGCCCACGTCCCCCTGCTCCCACTGAACGTCGAGAGAGGGGTCGCAGGGCTTTGAGAACAGAGTATCAAACAAGAGCGTCTTCCTCGAAACGCGTGAAACCATTTTCCTTCCGCACCAGAAGGATGCGGTCGATGCGAGCCGTCAGATCGTCGCGGTGGCTGATGAGGAACACGTTCTTGTTCCGGTCACGCGCCATGCCCTTGAGGATGCTGAGCGCCGCCTCGACGCCTTGAGCGTCGGTGCCTTGGTCGAGCATCTCGTCCACGAACATCAGGTTGAAGCTTTCGTTCAAGCTCTCCCACACGTCACGGAAGCTCCACGACGTGGCCATGATGACCCGGTTCATTTCGCCGCGAGACAACTGCTCGAAGTCGAAGTCCCGGCCGAGCAGCGTGATGTCCACGCTCAGGTCCGATTGGAAGCACACTTCGTGCGGCAGGCCCAACAGGACGAGATAGTGGTTCAGGCGGCTGTTCAGGTAGTTCAGGTTTTGGTCGATGATCTTCTTGCGGATGAAGCTGTCTTTGTTGGTCAGCAGCCGCAGCAGGAAGTCTTGGTGCTTGTGCAGGTTGTCGAGATCGTTCAGCGCCGTGTAATCCACCTCTTGCAGGGTGGCCCGGAACGTTTCGACCTGAGCCGCGTGCGGGTTCTGCTTGGCAGATTCCAACTCGACTTCGCGCACCAGCTTGTCAAACAGTTGCTTGGCCCGATACACCTCGTCGCGGGTGGAGAACAGAGCCTCCGGCCGCTCGCCAACCTGCGACAGCATGGCTTCAAACTCTTCGGCCATGGCGCGTTGCGTGGCCAACCGAGACTTGGGCTCGACGGTCGCTTCCAGCTTGGCCGCAGCCTTGGCCTCGAAGTCCACGCGACGGGTTTCGGCCGCTGTGGTGACGTGCACGATCTCTTCGTCGATGTGGGCGACTTCGGCCGTCAGGTCTTTGATCGCCGCTTGGAAATCCGCAATGGCTTCCTCACGCCGCCCAACGTCGCGGTGCATCTTCATGAGCACCGTTTCGAGGTGGTCGGTGCCCTCAAGCTCCTGACCACAACAGAAGCATTCCAGCTTGCCGGACAGTTCAATGTCGCTGCGGAGCTTCGCGAGTTCGGCCGTCTTGGTTTCAACATCGGCCAGCATGTTGGCGATGTCTTTTTCCTTCCGGGCCTTCTCGTTCTCGAAACGCTTGATCTGCGCCGTGATGTCGGTGTGAGCGTCCTTCGTGAGACGGGCCGCTTCAGCTTCGAGGGCTCCGATCTCGCGCGTCAGCAATGACACCTCGCGGTTGGCCGCGTCGGCGCCCTCACGGATTTCCCGCTCCTTCGTAGTCCACGCGTCGATCTCGTCAAACTTCACGATCTCGGCTTCGTAGTCGATGCCTTCGAGGGCCTTGATCTCTTCGTCGAGCGTCGAGAGCGTGCTCTGGTGTTCCGCCAGCCAAGCGGATGACAGGCGGTCGGCTTGAGCGATGGCATTCTCGATCCGCGTGTTCGTCTCGATGTGCGCCTTGAGGGTCGCCTGCTCGTCGCGCATCGACTCCTTGGTTTGGCCGATCAGCTTCTTGAGCACTTCGGCCCGGTGGCTGATCTGGGTCACGCCGAGAAGCTCTTCGATCACCTCGCGCTGCTGCGCCACCGCCATCCGCAGGAACGGATCGGTGTAGGTGTTCAGCGCCACGATGTGCTTGAACATCGTGTGGCTCATGCCGATGATGCGCTCGATTTCTTCCTGCGTGTGGCGGTTCTCGCCCTGCTGGCTGCCGCCCGTGTTGTCTTCTTCGTCCTTCACCTCTTGGTTGTTGACGTAGAATTTCATCACGTCGGGCTTGCGCCCACGCTCGATGCGATACTTGTCTTCGCCGCGCTCGAACTCGATGGTCACCAACATCTGCTTGTTGTTGACGTTGTTGATGAGGTTCGGGATTTTGATCTTCGAGAGAGGCTTGCCGTAGAGGGCGAAGCTGATCGCTTGCAGGACCGTCGTCTTGCCCGCGCCGTTGCGCGTCAGACCGCCTGCTGAGTCGGTGTTCGCACCGAGGACGAGAGTCAAACCATGCTTGTCGAGGTTCAGCGCGAGTGTCACGGCGCCCACCGACAAGAAGTTCTTCATCGTCAGGTTTTTGATGGAAATCATGAAAAGGAAACTCTTAAAGTATGATGTATCCTACCCCGAGCGGGGGTCGAATCGCAATTTAGACAAGCGAAAAAGTGCCGTCTGGATGCCGCGTGAACGTAAATTGTGAGATCACGTCCATCCCCAAAATTGCTTCATATTTTGCGACGGAACCACCGAGGACTTCCACGCCAGAAACAATAACGGTCTCATCACCATCCATTGCCAGATCGACTCGATATTTCTTTCGGGTTGATGCACCCATCGAGCTAAGGCAATTGATCTCCCCACAAGAAAGCAGGTTCAAAGAGTCGATCACTGTTTGACTAAGCATCGACCGTTGTCCGCCGGTATCGACGAGGGCACGGACTGCCACACCTTCGTCTTTGCCAGCATTCGAAAACGAACCCCACTTGGAGACTCGAATGACGATTTCCGACAGTTTCGATGTCGGGTCTGAGGTTCCCCTAATCACAGGTTCGGAAGCTCCTTATAGATTTGAACCAGCGTTTCGGGAGACATGCCGACGCTCTGCACCGACATGAGGCCGTCCACGACGATCTGATCCACCGTCTGGTAGATCACGTCGCCCGCGAACTCTTGATCGTCCACGCTGTTCTTCATCTGCGGGACAAGCAGAAGCTTGCGCAGGCCGTAGTCAGTGAGGAACGTGTCCTTGATGAGTTGGGCTTCCTCGTAGGAAATGTCGATGTCCATGGTCACGCGCGTCGTCATGCCCGGCTTCAACAGTTGAGCAGGCTTTTCGAGCAGTTCGGACAGGTTCATCGTGCGGAAGAGCGGCTGATCCGGCCATGCCTTGAAGAAGGGCTCCTTGCCCCATTCCAAGAACATCATCCCGCGATCCTCGTCCCAGTTGTCCGAGAAATTGAAGGGCATGATGTTGCCGGTGTAGACCACCTTCGCCTTCTGCTGGCGAATGTGGAAGTGGCCGGAGAAGACGTAGTCCTGATTGATGAATGAGGACGCCTTCAGGCCGTGATCCGTCTCCGGCATCTCGACCTTGGCGTTCATCATGAAACCACCCAGTTCGAGGTGGCCGAAGATGTAGCGGGACTTCAGCGACTTCAGTTTGGTCGCCTCGTCGCCCACCAGCCACGGCAGGAAGGTCACGCCCGCGACCGTGGTCGGCTTGTGGACGATCTGGACGTTGGGCAGAAGGTCGGCGAACGGGAAGCTGCTGAGATCGCGCTTGTCCCGATAGAACAGGTCGTGGTTGCCCGGCACCCAGTGAACGTGCTCGAAGGCGTCGTTCAACATCTGCATGGCGCGCAGGCTGTAGTTCATCGTCGAGACGTGCAGGCTGTGGCGATTGTCGTGCCAGTCGCCCATCATGATGCAGCGCTCGGCGCCCCACGTCTTCGCTTCCTCAATGAACCACGCCAAGAAGTCGAGGTTGTCTTGATTCGCCTGCGGGCTGTTGCCTTGGCGGCCGAAGTGCACGTCGGTGAGAGTAACGGCTTTTTTGAAAAGGGGATCAAACATTATGGTTAACCATATCATCGGGCTCGCCCGGAACGTGAATAGATTCGAAGAACGGTTCGAGTTCGGCCTTGGTGAAGCTGTGGCGCTTCGCTTTCAGCAAATCCAGTCCGCCGAAGACGAGATAGCGGATATGACCGGTCTCGCGCAGATACAGACTATCGACGACGTAGTAATCAACGGTTTTGCAGTTGACCTGAAACTGTTGAAGGATCGTGCGGCCCGTCTTAGCACTCACCGTGGCAGACGAACGACTACCGCCCTTTGCTCCGCTGGGGAGAAGGCTCACAACTCCGGTGGAGTTGGTGTTTTTGTGCTCACCATCCCGACCGTCGGTCTCGATACTGATGTAGTCGCGACCGGGCGTTTGGTTTTTGCGGGTGAACTCATCCTTGAGCGCTTTGTGCAGTCGCAGTTCGGCCCAGAATCCGAGCGGTGAGCCCATCTTCAGGACTTCCTTCAGACACGCGTCGGTTTCCGGGTCGGGGTGGGTGAAATCGTAGAGGCGCGAAGCGATGAAGCCGTTGCTAATCGGCTTCACCATCTCATTTTTGTGCTTGGGAACCCTCGGGGTTTTGGCCTTGCTCACGCCGCACACGCGAGCGCGGGCTCGACCAGATCAGCGGTGACATAGCCATTGTAGAACGCCGCCCCGAACGTCTTCGCGTTGACGCGGAACGCTGTCCCATGGTCGCGGAATTTGTTCTTGAGGTTGCAGAAGTGGGCGCGGAAATCGACGTAGGCGTCCCCACTGAGGATGGCCTTGTAGAACGTCTGCGCCTTGAACCCGTGGTAGAGTTCGAAGCTGTGGAATTTGAAGTGCTCGTGGCCGTCGATGACCTTGCTCGACGCCTTCGCGTAGCAAAGCCTGTCCAGCTTCGCCATCGCTCCGGCCAACTGCTTCGTGGTCCAGTGCGCGACATCTTCATCGCCGTGGCGGATCAACAAGCGATCCGGTGCATCGTGCAGCACAAACGGTGACGCGCACGTCTCCCTGTTCGAATGGGTCAGGTAAAAGCTGCGGCGGTCGCGCTCTTCGGTGAGGACATCTGTTCCAAACCGTGCCGTCAGGCGCCGCATGGCGCGCGGCGGGTTCTTCGTGAACAGCGTCAGCATACTGCCAGACTCGTCACGGCCGGTCTTCACCTCGGTGCTCACCCCCGGCAAATCGGGCGCCGCGATGCTGTTGATTGGAACGCCGAGAAGGTGTTCAAAAGTCATCCCAGCGTCGCGCGAGGCGCTTTTACCGCTTACGTTGACGCTGGGATGGTATTGCGTCCAGTCTGCTGCTTGGCGGATATAGTCCACCGCACCCGGATGAACATCCGGGGTCTTCGAGTTGATGAAATGCATGAGTAGGCGTAATGTCCAAAACAATACGCCCACACTAGAATCGTGGTTAATCAGAAGTCGATATTTTAATCGAGCACTGAGGGAGGCACAGGAGTGACGCTCTTCTTAGGAGCCCCCGGCCCTCTACGTTTCGGAGCCTCGCCAGCCTTGTCGGAGGGGAAGCGATACTCAAGCTCATTGTCGATCTGGCGGGTATAGGACGGCGCCGCGCCGCTCATGATGAGCAAATCGTCCCGAATGTTCTGGCTCTTCTTTTCGAGGTTGAGGACCCTCGTGAAGCAGTTCCGAATGGCGGTGGTGTAAAATGCGAAGGGGTTATCCGACTTGGATTCGTCGAACTGAAGTCCGATCTGGGACAGTTGCAGGAGAGCTTGGCTCCGCATCTCGTCCACGTAGGTGTAGCCACGCCAGTTGCCCCGGCGGGAATAACGTTCGACCAGTAGCATGAACATCATGGCGAGACGGTTGTTGATGCGGCCGTGGTCTGCGACGAAGTGACCGTTGTCGAAGCCGCCCTTCCAATGTGAGCGGAGGACTTCACGGGCGACGCCGTTTTCGAGGACGTAGTGCTTGAAGGGCGGGAAGCTGGTGCGTGCATACGACTGGTCGGTCACGCGGCTCTTGCGGACCCGATCCGGGTCCAGAGGAATGTGTTCGTAGGTCATCACTCGAACCACGATCCCTTCCGGCGGCAGGTCTTCGAGCGCGATGGCAGGCTTGCCACGGGGCTTGGACTTCTTGAGCCGGACTTCCTCGATCAGTTCAGGCGTGATCTGCGACACGTTGTGCACGATGGTGTCGAAGTTCGCGTGCTCTGGTTCGAGGTATACACAAAACGATTTCTTGCTGTTGTGAATCTCTGACAGCAATTCTTTGTTGTTGATGTATTTGATCTTGGATGCGGGCGCGGTTGTTGTGGTTGAACTCATATGTTAGGTATATCCTCTCCTGAATACTCGTTGCAATATAATAAAGGGAATCAAATGGTTTTCGGGAACCAGTTGCGCTAGATTGGTGAATCACCGTTGTGTGAGGGCTGACGCCGGGCAGATTTTTGCTCTCTTCTGGCGTTTGAATTTTGCTTATTTCGTCTCGATGGCCGTAGAGTAAACATCGGACATAAAGCCACTCATAAATACGGACATGAAGAACGTGAAAGCAGTCTTCGCTTTTGGGCGGATGAACCCGCCGACCAGCGGCCACCGTCGTGTTGTTGAAAAGCTTCGTGAAGAAGCTCAACGCGAGGGCGCCGTTGCTCGCCTGTATTTGTCCCAAACCCACGACGACGAACGCAATCCGCTCACTCCCGAACAGAAACTTGCCTTTGCCCGGAAGCTCTTCCCTGACGTGGAAGTTCGACTGGCGAAGACGCTGTTCGAGGCCGGTCTCGATATGGCGGCCGATGGTGTGGACGATGGCGTGATGATCGTCGGCGAAGACCGCCGAGATGCGTTCTCCAAACTTTTGGCCGCTTACGAGGGATCAGAAGTGTTGGGTTTGAAGCACGCTGAAGTGAAAGCGATCACCCGGAAGGCCGAGGATGCAAGCGCATCGAGCGCTCGCGCCGCTGCGGCGGACGGCAACTTCAACGCGTTCCGCGATCTGTCTGCGACGACCGACGAAACACTGACACGAGAACTCTACGAAGCCGTTCGTGTCGGTATGGGAGTCTAATGGCAACATCTATTCAGCTAGAAAATAGTCTCGGACGAGGTGGCGCGCAGGTCGTTGCTACTCCCACCAACCCAAGGAACATTGTCTCCCCCGACTACAACCCGGCGGGCCAAGGCACGGACGTAACGTCCGACGGTGAAGAGACCCTAGTCAATCCGTCGAAGGATACGCGCGTTCGCCTACGCGCGATGCGCGGTGATGCTCAGATGCTCAGCGTCTATGGCGAGCAGGTTGACACGAACCTGTTGAGCATCCTCTACGAAACGGACGGGATGATGTTCCCGTATACGCCGACGATCTCCGTCAGCCAGACCGTCAACTACAACTCGACCGAACTCGTCCACACCAACGGTGACATTGCGACCTATGCGCGGACGCCGAGCGTTGGCTTGAGCGTTACTGCCGATTTCACCGTGCAGAACCAACGCGAAGGTCGTTACACGCTGGCCTGCCTGCATTTCTTGCGCACGGTCTCGAAGATGTATTTCGGCGAGATCGACAAGGCCGCCGGTAAGGCTGGCCTGCCGCCGCCGGTCCTCATCTTCGAGGGCTACGGCGACTACATGTTCAACAACCTGCCGGTCATCGTGAAGTCTCACAGCTACACGCTCGACAAGACCATGAACATGGTCACGGTCAACACGCCAAACGGCATGGCGAAGCTACCTTCGCTGTTCCAAGTCCAGATCGAGCTTCAGGTCCAGCAGACACCGACGCAGATGCGCAAGGAGTTCAGCTTGGACAAATTCCGCACCGGCGAACTCATGACCAGCGGAACGACGGGGTGGATTTGATATGAGCCGGATCAACTACCCCGCATCTTCGCCCTATGCCGCCACTCCGCAGACGAGTTGGTATATTTCGAACTACGTCCACCGGCCGATTTCTCCGGCTGGCGATGACAAGACGTTGACGATCAGCAAGCGCTACCAGCATCGCCCAGACGTGCTGAGCAATGACCAATATGGCACACCCGCTTACTGGTGGGTGTTCGCGGTGCGCAACCGCAATCTCATCAGTGATCCGATTTGGGACTTGGAGATCGGCAAGACGATCATCATCCCGTCACTGGCTACAATCAAGAAAGCCGTCGGATCATGACAATAGACAGTGGAAAGCAAGCAAACAGCCGACCGTTGATCCCTGACGATACTCCCGCCCCCAGCCGCATCAACAACGTCCCAGTCGCCGGTGGAACCACACCTTCCTATTCGCTGATGGACACTCTTCCGTCCACGGGAGAAATCGCGCCCAGCGGACAGCAGCAGACTGCGAACGGCATCACCTCCACTGCTACGGGGAACACGACGGTCGGCGCCGCCACCAACAAAGCGCTGCTCGAAATTCTGAACGACGACAACTACGATCTGAATGCGCTGAGCAGCACGCGGCAGCCGTCGTATCATTTCCGCCTGTTCATGACGACCGAGCACGAGCTAGTCACCGGTGCGGGCTCGGACGACATCACGTCGCTCTACAACACCCTCAAGAGCATTCCGAACGTCACCATCGCCGAAAGCGGTGTGACGGCGGGCTTCAACATCACGAGCGTGGAGATCGACCACACGATTGGGCCGGGCTGGCGCAACCGTAGCTCCTACATGTCCCAGATCAACATCAACCTGACCGAGCCGTTGGGTTCGAGCCTCGTTGAGTCGATGATGAATGCTGGCATCCAGCTTGGCATCCAGAACTTCGGCAAGGTCTGGTATTACCTCGAACTGACTTTCCTTGGCTACAACGAGGACGGGACCATCAACACCGACCCGTTGGCGGGGATGGACCTGAAGAATGGCGGCCACTGGGTGTGGCAAGTCGCCATCGCCAATATGGAAGTCAACATGAATGAGAACGGCGCCAACTACAAGCTGACGTGCCGTCCCTATTCGTCGCTCGCCTTTGAAGACGAAACCTGCGGCCGGGTGCCCGACGTGCTGAGCGTCAGCGGCGGCACCATTCAATCGTTCTGCGACGATTTCGCGGACAAGCTCACCCAGACTTGGAAGGAACGCTATCTCGGCGAAATCTACAAGTTCAAGATCAAGGTTCTACCGCTTCAGGACGACACACGAGACGCGGGTGCGTTCAAGCTGGCGCAGGGCGAATACGACCCCATTCGAAACCTGTCGCTCGACGCGGGCAGCGGGAAGACGCCTCACGCCCAGATTCCGGCCGGGACGACGATCAACGACGTAATCATGTTCCTCTACTGCCACACCGAAGAAGCGCAGAAGATGATGCTGGATACGAACTCCGCGCAAGACACGGAAGACGCCGGTGGCGGTGAGTCGATCACCTACAACAAGAAGGATTATCGCGTCCCCATCGTGCCGATGGTCGAAGCCGACGTGAAAGTCACGGGCTACGACGACATCACCGGCCAGTATATGAAAGAGATCACCTACTACGTGTGGGGCTATCGTTCATACACCGTCAATATCGCGCCCGAGCAATACACGAAGATCAAGGACGATCCCGGCATTCCCGTGCGGATCGCCAACGAGCTTCGCAAGCGTGGCTATCTCCGCAAGCGCTACGAGCACCGCTTCACCGGCATGAACACCGAGGTCATTCGCTTCGATCTCGACTACAACTTTGCGTTCGCGGCCGTCATGCCCAAACTCACCGGCTGGCGCGCGGGCATCAACGAAGTCTCGGACCACGAAAAACGCAACCCGGCTCTGATCTCCAATTCCGCGATGACCGGGAGCGATTTCCCGTCAACGACCGCAGGCCCCGGCCAGCCGCTTTCGGACAGCCAGCTTCGGACGAAGTTGCAGCAGTTCAACACCGACATCGACGCGGCAAAAGGCGTCGTGTCCTCCGAGACTGCACCGCCGGATCAGAAAGCTCAAGCTAATGCGGTCATCGAAGCCGCGAACCGCCGCAAGGGTGAAATTGCTGGTCAGCTAAACACGCGCCGGAGCCAAAGCCTTACGCGCCAACGTCTTCAGCGCGAACAGATCGAGGCCCAAGGTCCGGTCAACATTTACGCCGAGGATGCTCGCCCGGATATCACGCCGGATCAGATGACCTACGTGCAGGCTCACGACGAGGCGACCAACACCGCCGGGGCCGGATTCTTGGGCCAATGGCATCGTGGCGCCAGTTTGGCGGGCGCGGTCATGAACCAGCTTTACGAGCCGGTCACCGCGTCGCTCGCGTCGATCAATTTGGAAATTCGCGGCGATCCCTACTGGATCGGTTACTCGCACGTCGAGCGCCGGGCTCTGTTGACCGGTGGTCAGAAGCACAACCCCGATGATCCGCTTCCGAATTTCGCGGAGGGTGACTCGACATTCGCGCTGATCTTGCGCTTCCCGAGCCGCATCAACGCGCAGGATGGTTCGCCGATCATCCGAGATGATGACGTGTTCAACGGTCTCTACCGGGTGACCAACGTCAAGAGCAACTTCGTGAACGGCGAATTCAAGCAAACGCTCGAAGCGATCAAGCTCGAACTCATCACGACGATCAAGAGCAGCGGAGACAACAAGACTTCGGCCCAGCCTGCCGACGGCGCGGGGTCGTCAGGACAATCATGAAGCCGAACTACAACGTCACTCGTGTCCCCAATGGCTACCGTCGCGACTCCCACATGGGTCGCGTGCGGGACAGCAACATCTATGTCGGCGTCGTCAAGCGCAACGACGATGGTCAGCGCATGGGTCGTCTGGCCGTCTGGATTCCCGAGATCGGCGGCAACCCGAACGATCCGAAAAGCTGGTTCACCGTCAGCTATGCGAGCCCGTTCGCCGGGGTGACCAACCCCAATGCCCTAGTCGAAAATTCGAAGGCCCTCGACGGCACCCAGCAGTCCTATGGCTTCTGGATGAACCCGCCCGATCTCGAAAACCAAGTGCTCGTCTGTTTCGCCAATGGCGACACCGCGTTGGGCTTCTGGTTCGCCTGCATTTACCAGCAGAACATGAACCACATGGTCCCCGGCATCGCCGTGGGCACGCCCACAGAGGACGGCAACTATTGTTCGAGCCTGCCCCCGGTGGCGGAATACAACAAGTGGTCCAAGGAGAACCCGGACAACCCCAAGCGCGCCGCCTACACGCCGCTGGCGAATGGTCTGTCGCAGCAGGGATTGTTCAGCGACCCCGAGCGCGGGCCGTCCACGTCGAGCGCCCGCCGGGAAGCTCCGTCGAAGGTCTACGGCTGGTCCACCCCGCGTGGCAACCAAGTCTATGTCGATGACAATCCGCTCAATGAATTCATTCGGATGCGCACGCGCAGCGGTGCGCAAGTCCTCATCAACGAGACCAACGGTTTCGTCTACATCAACTCGAAGGACGGCAACTCGTGGGTCGAAATCTCCGACAAGGGCGTTGACGTTTACAGCAAGGGCTCGGTCAGCCTGCGGTCGGAAGGTTCGCTGAACCTCCATGCGGACGGCTCGCTCAACATCGAGGCCGATGGCAACCTGAATCTACGCGCGGGCGGCAACCTCACCATCCAGAGCGCACACCACACCAACATTGCGGGCAACGGTGATCTCGTGCTCGACTTCGGTGGCACGTCGTCCACCCGCGCAGGCGGCAACATCATTCTCGGCGCCGTGGGCACTCTGCGTCTGGGCGCCGGTGGCGACATCACGTCGGCGTCGGCTGGTGCAAACATTCGCTCGGCCTCCGTCATCCACGACAATTCCTCGACCGGTGCTCCGGCCGCCAATCCTCCGGCCGCCAAGGTGGAGAAGCCGCGCGATCTACCCGAGGTCAATGGCGAGGCTCCCTGCTACGATCAGAGCACCCGCAAGACGATCACGCGTCGTATGCCGACGCACGAGCCTTACCAGCACCACCCGAAGAACGGTGCGTCCACCAACGCGAACAGCAGCACCGACGCTTCGAACAAGCCTGACCTGAAGGGCTCGGACGAATTTGCGTCCACGGACGACGCGAACTCTGTGACGAATTCGTCGGTGGTTCCGAACGAAGCCGCGTTGCAGGATATCACCGATGATGATGTGACGTGGCTGACGGTTTGCCTGCTCACCGAAGCAGGCGGCCTTGGCGACGACATGCTATCGGCGGTTGGTCAGGTGGTCATCAACCGCGTCGCCACCGGTTTTGGCGGCAATGTCAGGAATGACGATTGGTCGGGCATCAAGAAGTATGTGTTGGCCTATGCGGCGTTCTCGTATTTCTGGTCCACCAACGGTCGCTCACTCGACGTGGGCGGCGGCGCAAGCCGCAGCGGCGGCCATCTCACGGTGAGCAAAGCGCTCTTCGCCTCTGGCGAGAAGCGTGGCATCGAGAAGATCAAGGCGTCGCAGGGCAGCAAGGAATGGGCGCACTGTCACGACATCGCGTCGAGGCTGCTGGCTGGCACCTTCCCGTGCAGCAGCGCCGTGGCGCCGATCAAGGCCAACAAGCGCTGCACGCAGTATGTGAACCCGTCGGCGGCCACACCGTCGTGGGCCACTCCGAACAAGTTCGTCACCAGCGTCGGTCACCCGACGAAGTCACACTCGTTCTACTTGCAGTGAGTTAGTCCCTCGGGGGCCAAACGTGGATGCTCATCGGCTCCATCGTGATCCGCTTCGACACGGAGGCATGGAAACGTGCCTCCAAGGATTCGGCATACTTGACCGCCTCGTTGCCGTTGTCGAACTCCCGAGAGCAGTTTTCTCCGTAGCCGCTCTCGTCGTAGGCCGACACGAAAAATTTCACGGTCAGTTTGGGTTCCATCGGTGGAGCTTTCTATGAATTCGTGGAATTGGTCAACCATAAATATAAGATGCTTTATACGACCAGCATCTCCACCGCGACCCTCGAAGAATTCGAAGCCGCCATCGCAGAGGCCGAGCGCCTGTGCCTAGAAACAGATGAACCGATCCGTGTTTCGGGTCATTGCAGTCCACTCGACAGCGGCGGGAACGGCTCGGCCGGAATCATGTTTGGGGTGCTCAGCCATCACGCTAATGGCTCCCTCAATCAGATTTTGTATTCCGTCCACACCTCTTTCCCGCTCGATCACGCCGTGTTCGAGATGAGCTATGCCTTGGAGGGCCGTCTCCGGGCGTCGGGCAAGCTCATAGGCTATAGCGAATGGGAAGAGGATCGGGTGACGCACATCATCACCATCCCGTGGAACAAGTATGACTGGGAATACGGAATGATCGCCACCGATAGGGAAGCGGTGCTCTGCCTATTTGAACTCGAAGGCACTCGCCTCAAGCGGGGCAAGCTGAAAGTCTAGTCGGCGGCTTCCGTGAACTCGTGCTGGAACATGAGCAGCATCACCCAATCCTTTTGGAACTGAGTCAGATCGCCGCTCACCTTCTTGATCTGGAATTTGCCGCAGCGCTGGTAGTCCTTGAAGTCCACGGCGCCCCAGCCACCCCCGTGCGTGTTCGGGTGATAGTCACGGAACAGGATTTCACCCTCGCGCATCGCGCCAGTCGGGCCGACCCAGTGATCGTTCTTGAGGACGAATTCCAGCCGCCAAATTTCATCCAGAAATGGTCCCTTCTGGCGGACCAGCCGGAACGCATTCGGGCGCGTCGCAACGAGCGTCAACCCGGCGACCGTGGTAGTTTGACCCCGGTGATCCCAGACGTGGTTGTAGATGGCGGCTACGTCTTTGGCAGCGATGGCGACCATCAGTTTTCCGTCTGCCAAATCAGATAGCGGAACTTACTCACCAGATCGGCATCGAACATGTCGATCAGCGTCTCGGCATCCGCCAGCGCCTTGGTGAGAACCCACTCGCGGGCTTCGGCGAGCGTCTTGGTCGTATGGCGAATCCAAGCATCGCCAGTCGTGGTGTCGTCGTTCTTACCGATCCACCACTCACGCGTCTTGGCTTTGGCGGCCTGATCCGCGTAAACGCGGCCCCCGGCATCCGGCACGATCTGCCAGACACCGAAGCTGTAGGACCCGTCGTCGTTGCGGACGAAATCGGTCATCGGAAGGACTCGGGGATGATCTGCGAATAGTCGTCCGGCGTCGGGACGATCTTCAGGCGACCTTGCTTCCAGAGCTTGCCGAACATGCCAGCCGTGCCACCGCTTTCCGCCCAAGTGTCGGCGTCGATCTCTTCGACCTTGACGGGCTTGGGCTTGCGAGCGGTCTTGGTGGCCATGTGCAGGTCTCCTGTGAAACTCTTAAGCTGAGTGTCTCACGAGTTCTGAACTGGTCAACTAAAGAATTGGGCGTTCTCTTCCTTGTAGGCTTCGGCCTTGGACTTGTCGTGGAAGGCGATGTCCTCATAGCGTTCACGCACGGCCGCGTCAGTGACCACCACGAGTTCGGGGGCCTGCGGCGTGCCATCGCCGCCCCAGTGGTAGTGATCCTGTTCGTTCCCGCTGTCGATCTGGTCGGCGCACCACGTCAGGAACGCCGCGACGCTCCGAAGCGTGGCCGGACCACCGATGATAACGGCTTCGCGCAGACGAACGCTGTTGTCGTCCTCTTCCTCAGTCGTGAGGTGGCCGCCAAAGGCAATCGGGGTGGTGGATTTGGTCATGGTGTTGGCTTGCCGCAATGGCAGAGCCATGTCAAGTATCGCATCCATAAATACTCTCATGATGCGGCACTGGATGGCCATTCTAGAAGCAGAGCTTCGGGGTGTGCCTGAACACATTGTGGAGCAATACTCCCACGGCGACTGTATGTGGTTGGCCGTCGCGATGAACCGTCGCTTCGGCTGGCCGATCATGGCGCAAATGCATCGCGATGCGGAGCATGGTGACTATGTGGCCCATGCATATTGCGTGATGCCCGACGGCCGGGAGATCGACATTCTCGGCCCACAGAAACAAGTGGACATCTTCACGTCTGACGTTCAGCCGTGGGATGCTGATGAACTTTTGACCACGATGGAAAGCAGCCCCACACAGATCGCACACAAATTGGCTGAAGCCGACGCGATCATTGACCGATACATAGTGCCGAAGCTCAAACAGTAGGTTATACGATAGGGATGAGAATCAACCGACCCATCCCGCTCGCTCCCCGCCCCGGCATGTCCGACCCGCGTTCGACTGGGCGGCCCACTCCCACCCGGACATCGAACCGTCCGCTTCCCAACGATCCTCGGAGCACTCGCTAAAATGGGCGACCTGCGTGAAAGCCAACCGATTGGTGGTGCGTTCAAGGCTAGTCCGAACTGTCCATCGAAGTGGTCATGCGAAGTCAGCGAATGGTGCGGTGGAATGTGCCACAAAGCCTCTGCGGAGCCCGCTGAGGCCGATGTCGCGCCGTATGTGCCCACGGACAGCAATCTGGGCATGAACGTCGTCTACGCCCTTCAGGAGCTTCCCAAGGTCATCTTCTTGGCCGGTCCCACCCCGCGCAGCCAAGACGTGCCGTCGTGGCGCCCGCGTGCGCTGGCGATCCTCAACCAGCATCGCTTTGCGGGAACGGTCTTGGTGCCCGAGCAACCGGATTGGGCGAGCCATGACAACTACGATGGCCAGATCGAATGGGAGTGGGCCGGACTGGATCGCGCCAGCGCGATTGTCTTCTGGGTTCCGAGGGACCTTGTCGATATGCCCGCCTTCACGACCAACGTCGAGTTCGGCCTGTCGGTCGCGTCCGGCAAGGCAATCTTGGGCTTCCCGGCCGGGTCTCCGAAGACGAAATATCTCGAAGCTCTGGCCCGGCGATACAACACACCGGTCTTCCACGATCTGGAAGAACTTCTGATGGCGGCCATGAAGCGCACCTAAATAATGGGTGCGTCATTTCATCAATCTTTTGGCTGAAGCTCAGAGACAAATTCCTCCCGAGCTTGCCGCCCAAATCCTCTCCGACCATCGCTGCAAGCATGGGGTAAAGCTTCCGGCGAGCGCGCGCCTGTGGCGCGGGGTCAGTGAACATTCGGGTCATGGCATGGCGACCTATGGGCTGGGACTCTACTTCACTGCCAACAAGAAGGACGCAGCCGCCTATGGTCGCGTCATCGAAATCCCGCGCGCCTATCTTCCCGACAACGCTCTGCGCTTCGACGGAGTGAACGATTACCAAATATGGCTGCAAGGCGCGCAACGCTTGCTGGGCTATCCGAGCAACCGCGAGTTTGTGGTTGACTTCGACGACATCGGCAAGTTCGTCCGCGCGCTCGATCCGACCATCGACGGCATCCAACTGTTCACCGGCAAGGATGCGATGTTCGTGACCTACGGCGGCGATGACCTGAACGAGGAAGCTCCGTTCATCGAAGTCAACATCCCCCGGATCATTCAGTTGATCGACGAACAGGATGGGCTCAACGCGTTCCCCGAGGACGATGATGACGACGGCATCTGGCACGAACTTCTGAACATCGAGATCGACAGCGCAACAAAATTAGCTAAGCAGCCTGCGCTCACCGTCTACCGCGTCATGCAGTTGGACGAGAGTGATCTCACCCGATTGACGCCCGGCGCCTCGCTAGGTTTCTTCTGGGCCTTGCGCCCCGACATCAACACCGCAGACCTGATGGCGCAACCGAACGTCTTGTTCGTTGGTGAAGTGTCAGGTCAGGTGAATATCGAAGAAACCGTAGCGCAGAACTACATTTTCCCCGAAGAGCATGAAGTGGTGTTCGCCCCGGATTCACCACTTCGATTGACTGGCATCTTCGAACTCGGAACCAAGAAACCCCTGCGGCAAGACCTGTGGGGTAAAATGTTCAAGGTCTCTTCGAAGTAGCTATCGGGTGATGACCAGCTTCGCGGACGAGCAGCAGTCCGTCAGACGCTTATAGACGATGGGCTCGACGTTGATGCAGCCATGCGTCACGGCGCGGCGGTCGGACGGGTTGCTGCTCCGCAAACGCTGCGGGCGATTTTCGCCCTTGATGTTCAGGACACGGTGGACGGCGAACACGCGGTCGCTGCCGTCATCCTTGTAGACCAGAATGTCCCCGCCGTAGCCGGGAGCAGCGGTCGCATAGTGCTTCAGATCGTAGGTGCCAGTCGGAGTCGTGTCACCCACAAGGACGGGGTGACACGATCCCGAAAAGCAGATCGTAGCCGCAATCAGATGGACGACGACTTCGACCATGTTGCCTTAGCCCGAGATGTGCTTGCGGGCGGGCAGGACCGGAAGCGGCTTGGCCGCGACCGGCTGGATTTGGGCGACCGGGGCCGGAGCCGGAGTGGCCGGAGCCTGCGCCGGAGTGGCGACCGCGACCACGGCCGCCGTGGCGGCCACAGCAGCGGCGGTCTTCGGGAAGCGCATCGCGAGATTCACGATCAGCGAACTTCCGCCAGTGACGTTACCATACATGTGCGTGTTCCTTTCTGTGGCTGCTAGTTGGCGGGGACCTTAGTGGCCCCAGCCGAACCAGTAGCCCGCGCTCACACGCACGCCGACGCCGTCGCGGTCGGGGGTCTTGAACTCGGTGCCGAAGCGACGCTCGTAGACGGCTTCCACGCCCAGATCGAGCACGCCGGTGGCGCCGCCGATCTTCACGGGACGGGTGATCTTCACGCCGACCGACGGCTGGACCTTGTTGTTCCAGTCCACGCCCTTGGTGTCGATGGTGTAGTTCAGGCGGCCGAAGGTGTCCACGGTCCAGCCGTTCACGACGGCCAGATCGGCGCCCTGCGTGATTTGGCCTTGGTAGACCAGATCGTTCGACTCGGGGCTGTGGCCGATGACGCTCGACGGATAGGTGACGGTGCCCCAAGCGGTGCCGGGATAGGCCAGCGGAGCGGCGGACGCGGCGGTAGCCAGAGCGGATACAGCGGCGGCGAGCAGGAGAGTGGTGGTCTTCATGTGTGTAGTCCTTCTGTTGTTTTCTGACAAAACTTTACGCGGTTACTAGATCGTCGAATTGATACCGTTCGACCTTGTTCCACGCCAAGATGTGTTTGCGGAGCACGATGATCTCTACAAAACTCACGAGGTGGACATAGAGGCCGACGTAAGCGAGCAGGTAAAATACAGGTATATGTGTGAGAGTGTCAACCCGCTTTGTTTTGGTAAATGAGTAGAAAGCGATTGCCGAAAAGATGAGCAGGTCGAACAACAGCCCCCACACAATCACCATCGGACCCGACAGAATCCACGCCGCCCCCAACAGGAAGATTTTGTTGAAGATGAGAGATTCCAGCGTCAGGTAGATCATATACCAGTCCACCGCTTGCTTGCGCGTGAACGAGAACGTCCGGTGCTTGAGGATCGTTTGCCAGAATCCGCGCTTCCAGCGCATGGATTGCTTGACATAATCCTTGAGGGAATTCGGGTCCTGCGTCACGACTACCGCATCGTGAACGTATTTCACTTTGCCGCCCAGCCGATGAACCTGAAGAGTCAGGTCCATGTCTTCGGCCAGCGTGTTGGAGTCGATGTGCAGTTGGGCCAGCACGCTGGACTTATACATGGACGCGCAACCGGGCGAGACGTAGACGACGCTGAAGTTGTCCTGACCCTTTTTGATGATGTTCTGCGCGTAGGCGTATTCGAACGCCCGATACGCCGAGAAGATATGGCGGTTGTTGGCCGAGGCGACTTGGCCGACGAAAAGCGAAACGTCGGGATTGTCGATGGCGGCGAACTCGAACACGCGGCCGAAATTGGGCTCAACCTTGGTGTCGCCGTCGAGGAAGACGATCCAGTCGTAAAGATCGGTGAGGCCATAGTTCTTCAGCGCATATTCCTGCGCCTTGGCCTTGCCGCCGTTGACCGGGACCGTGATGACGTGCACGCCGAGCGAAAGAGCGATCTCTTCCGTGCGGTCGGTGGAGCGGTCGTTGACCACATAAATGTCGGTCGGCGAATAGCCAGCCACGATGAGCGCGCCGATGGTGTCGGCGATTACGCACTCTTCATTATAGGCCGGGATCAACACGCCGATTTTCATTTGTGGGTCGCTCCTTCAACTCGAATGTGAACAAAAACTACCACGGGTTCGAAGGGCGTCAACAATAAGCGGTCGGCGAATTCTGTTTTCTACTTTCTGTTGACATTTTCGCAAACGAGACGAGAATGACTTCTCGATCAAGGAGGGACCATGGCGACCACGACGCAATTCAACCCGAACGTGGCCCTCAATGCGCGGCTGCTCGCGATGGGCGTCAGCAAGACGGTCTACGCGCTGGTCACCCCGGAAACTGAAGCCGTGAAAGCCGAGGTGTTCGGCGATCTGGGCTCAGCCGAGCGCAACGCCTACCTCGAACAATTCCGCGATGCATGGACCGCAAAGCAGGATCGCTACCACGAAGAGTTCTTCGAGGTGTGGCACGAGTGGTCGAAGCCGGTGGTCGAACTGGATCGCACCCTCTTCCCGTTCTTCTATCCGACCGCCGGGGCCAGCGAGCCCCTTCGTCACCTGATCTTCGCCTACGCGGCCCGCATCCGCCTGAGCGGCCTGACCGGCTGCGTCAATTTCTTCGAGGGCGAATACGAAGGCTACAAGGCCATGGCGGAAGCCGCCGGGTGCATCGTGCGAGAATGGCCCCGCGACAAGTGGGAGACCATCGCCGCGTCCATGCCGCGCACCGAAATGTTCTTCATCAGTCAGCCGTCAGCCATCGACGGGAACGTCTGGCCCGAGTTCAACGAGTTCATCTCGAAGATGCCGCACAACACCGTGGTGGCCGACATGACCTACGTCGGCGCGGTGCCGTCGAGCAGGATCGTCGAAAAGTTCAATCTGAACCAGCCGTCGATCCGCAACGTGGTCTTCAGCCTGTCGAAGCCCTTCGGCTTCTACTACGACCGCATCGGCGGCGTGTTCTGCCGCGAAGAGGACTTGGGCCTGTTCGGCAACAAATGGTTCAAGGGCCTGACCGGGCTGCGTCTCGGCACCACCATGATGCAGCGTCACGGCGTCTTCTACATGCCGGAGACCTATGGTTCCTACCAGCGCGCCATGACGGTGCGGGTTTCCAAGGAAACCAAAATCCATCTGCTCGAACCGTCCGACGTGTTCATGCTCGCGAATGGCGTCACCGAGTTTCCCAACGATCTGGCCGACTATCTGACGCGGGCGGGCAAGGTGCGCCTGTGCCTGACGCCGGGCCTCGCCGAACGGATCGGAACCAGCGGGGTGATCCAATGAAGAACGTGCGTGCCATCGCCAGCAAGGACGCCATTCACGAATTCGTCCTGAGCCAGTGGAAGACGGACATGTTCCGTGATTCGCACCAGTCGGGCGGTTTCATCTGGCGGGCCGTCGAGCGGTTCGCGTGGCTGCCGCGCATCTTCGCCGAGATGTCGAACGACCATCTTGAGCGCGCCCACTTCTCGACGTGGTGGGGCGTTATCATGCTCCGCGACGACTACACCAACCCGGTGATCCACGATCTCTATCTTCTGCACGAGTTCTATCACTCGGCGCACATGCCCTACGTCCCGAACATCGGGAAGGCGGCATTCGACGACAAAATGCAACGCAACGAACTCGAAGCGAGCAGCATGTCCGAGATCACCATCTATTTCGAGATGCCGGAACTTCGCGCGAACTCGTTCCCGCACCCGATCTATGCGGATCGGTTCTTGGACGACGTGGACATGAAGGCGCTGTGGGCGACCAACAAGGACGTGGCCGTGGAGACCATTCGGTCGATCCGCCGCGACGTGATGGTCAGCAAGCCCGAACACCTGATGGACATCACCGAGCAATGGATTCGCCGGTTCGCTGAGCAGAACGCCATCTACTCGATCACATGGTCGGATCGCTACGTAGAAGTCGAGAACCACATGTCGAACTTCCAGATGGCGACGGCCGTGAGCCGCGAGGAAGCCCTCGCGCACCATCTCAACTGGATCACCACGGAGGCCGCGAAGGACCCCGTGGACAACGTGCCGTTCCGCCAAGAGGCCGAACTGTTCGCCACCTTCTACTGGGCGAACAAGGAAAAATATGCGAAGGCGATGGCGAAGGCATGACCCTTAAATCAGCAGATCACGTCGCGGCGATTCTCGAACTCATCAACGCCGACGGAGCAACTTGGGCGACCGATGCCATCTGGGCGCGACACAAGGACGACACCGACTACAAGGAGGTGGCGCTCCCCGACCGCAGCTATCGGCAGGGCGGTTTCATCGTGGTCGAGCAGGGTCGAAAGGACTATGTGTCCACGGGCGTGAAGCTCCACGCGGACGAGGCGGCGTTCTGGGCCTATACGAAGAAGCACTACAGTCATTGGCCCCGGCCGCCGTTCAAGAAATCCGCTTGGACCCGCGACTATCGTCGCAAGAGCGGAGATGTCATCATCCGCCGCTTCGACCTGTTCGCCCACTATATCCATGCCATCACCAACGAGGTGGACGGCAAGATTACGGTCATCGAGTTCTTCGCGAAGCGAAACTGGGACGACGCGACCCAGAGCTACCCGGAAGAGAGCATCTTCCTCTGGAACGCCGAATAAGGTGAGCCAGCTATCCAAGGTGCCGTGGGAAGACCTGCGGGTTAGGCAAACCGTATCGGTGACCAGCACGACCGATGTGATGCTCGGGACCATCGTGCGACTCGAACGCAAGCCCATGATCTGGATCGCATGGGGTGACGGCAATCACAGTGAGTATCACCAAGCGGTGCTCACCAACGTCACGCTATTGGACGGGCTGGGAGAGGCGAAGGAATTTGACTTCGACCAGATTGCGGCCGACAAACTCGTGCCTGACATCGAGGGGGAATGATGAGCGAAATTGACGAAAACGATCTGGTCTATCGGCTGCGGAAGCGCGCCGAGATCAGGCGCCAAATCCCCACCCGCAAATCGGTGCAGGATGGTCAGCGGGACCGGATCGCGGACCTTCTTGAGGAAGCTGCGGACGAGATCGAACGGCTGCGGAAGTCAGACGCCGTTTAGTTGGTTGGCGACTTCGGTCGCTTCCTTTTCCAGCGCGGCAGCCTGCTCCACGTAGGTGGCGACATTCGCCATGATCTTCGCGTGGCGTTCAGTGTCGCCTTCCGCAAGAGCCGCAGCGGCGCGGCCACACGCATTCGTGCACATGGCAGTAATCAGATACCGACGATCAGACTCGATCTTGCGCAGCCGCGCCTTCAGTGCCTTCGGGTCGTTGCTCTCGGTGACGATGTTGATGAATTCGCGCATCACGTATTTATAGCCTCGCTTCGATCTGCTTGGAGAGGGCGATCAGCGCGTTCAGCTTGTAGCCCTTGGCGTTGATGGCGCGACACTCGACCGGCAGATAGGGGCGTCCCGTCTGGATTGCCGCAGCCGTGCGATGATGGCCATCACGAAGTGTGACTTCGGGTAGCGCATCATCGTCTTCCTGACGATCCCGAGCATTGTGTGCGAAACGAAATGCGGTGACTTCGACCGGTTCGGAGAAATCCATATTGCGGGCCACCTCATCGCTGACCGACATCACTTCAGGCATGTGATCCATCTCCTGTCGATGGATAGCGGACACCGGCAGATATTTGATTGCCGGAATGAGCCCGAAATATTTTTGGTCTGGCTCATACTGGGCAGATTCGACGAGGTTGATGAGATCGCGCATCGGATATTTACCCGAAAAACAGTCGAAAGAGCGTCGCCAAGCTTTGATCTTTGAACCACGCGCATTTTTGCGAATGGTGGCGGGCGATATAGGGACCGTCGATCACATACCAGTCTTTTCCGGCGCCGTTTTCGTCCAACCACGCCTTCCCTTCATCACTCAGAAAACCGTTGGTCATGATGTGCTCACGGCCGATAGAAACACGGTAAGGATGGTAGCCGCTCACGTCGTTATTTATTGAGGGCCGCACCATAAAATCGGTAAATAGGAGTATGCGGATTCTCCTTCGTCTCGTCCAAGACAGCAGCTTCAACACGCTTCAGGCGCGGGACTGCGAGCGCATCATTGATGAGCTTTCTGAATACAAAAAGAACGGCGACCACGTCACCCTTGGCCTTGAGAATATCAAGGGTGGGAATTCGTATTGGGGGCTGATGCTTTCGAACTTCATCAAAGAGTTTGACTTCGACACCCACGCCTTCAGCGATTGCATGTCGGCTGGCTGTTTGATCTATGCGGGCGGCACGATTCGCACCGCTTCACCCACCGCGCGCTTCATGCTTCACGAGGCTTCGCTCGACGGCAAGAGCGACGATTTGCAGACGCAGATTTCCTACCAGCGTTTCCGCCAAGATTTTGGCTGGGGCGATGCGATGATCGAAAAATTCTTCGGAAAGACCGAAGAGTATCTTTGGCGAGATGAAGCGGTGGCGCTTGGGCTCGTGAACCAGTTGGAACCCAAGCACTACGACGACATCATCAAGCTCCGTTATTAGGGGCGGGCGATCCGGGCCGGAGTCGCAGCAGGCGCCGGGGCGGCTGCCGCAGCAGCAGCAGCTTGACGACGAGCAGCGCGCTCGGCATCAGCCTTGCGGTCCTCGATAGCAGCCCACGCTTCTTGCTCGGCTTCTTCTTCGCTATGCCACGCGCCCGACCAGCTATCTTCGCCGTCGAGTTGGAAGTAGTAGCCGTCGCCAGCGCGGCCTTCGTCGCCGTCAGGGTCTTCATCGAAATATTCAACCGTGAACGGCGGAACTTCGGGTTCATCGTCGTCGAGGTCTTCAGTCATGATGGGCTCGATTTCGTTCAGCGTGAGACGAGTGACGAACTGCTCGTCCGGCTTATCTTCGTGCTGATCGTCGTCGAACGCAACAAACACATCGGGCTCGAAATCCTCGCCGTGATGGCTCGGCTCGGAATCGACCATGACGCCTTCGCGACCCGTGGACTTTTCACGAATACGCGAGCCCTCTGCGGGCGCATCGTATTCGGTGTGGTGAACTTCGCCGTTCGGATAACGAAGAGTTTCCGCTTCCTTCAGGATGTCGAGGTATTTCCGCATGGTCATGGCGTTATTCCTTAGAGCTTCATGATATAGGCCAACGCGTAGTAGGCCGGGCGATTGTCGAACGTCACAGAGTGAGCGTGGACCGCCGCGTTTGATGCAGTAACGACGTGCTTGTGCACACCGTCAGATGAAATGGGGTGAATGTGAGCGACGCCGCTACCGACCGGATCGGTGGCAGTGAGAGCCACGCCGGTGACCCCGGCGGTGCCCGCATAGCCGAAGCCGGTGCCGACGCGCGGAACACCACCCGTAGACGCCGCGAGGCCGTGAGTGTGGGCCGGAAGCTCTGCCGTGGTCAATGCGTGACCAAGGGTATTGCCCGAGTGGTTGTGACCGGGAGAATCACCCACCGTCATGACGTGCGAGTGGGCGCCGTCGAACGAGGTGGAAGCGGTGAGGCTAGAGTTGCCACCGGCCAAACCATAGGCCGTGTCGCCGGTGTCTGTGCCGCCGATGACGAAACGGCCACGAAGATCGGGGACGGGCGGTGTCTTGCTGTCGGGGGTGATGCCGTTGCAGACAGCCCAACCGGCCGGAACACTGGTCGCATTGCCGGTCCACATGACGATGACGCCACGCGGGATCAGAGCAGCGTTGCTCTCCATGATCTTGCCGGTGCCCGTCGCGTTGACGTTGGCGTTGGTGACGGTGAGGGTGCCGGTCATCACGCCACCCGTCTTTTGGACGGAGTTCGAGACCGTGGCAGGCGGCCCGCCAATCGCGTTGGCGATAGCCGCATAGTCGGTGTTAGCCGGGCCGGGGCTTTGTGCCGAAACGATACGGCCAGAAGCATCGACCGAAATGATCGGAGCGTAGTAGGTGCCCGCCGTGACGCCGGACGGCGTCAAAGTCGTTGCGATGTTGGTTGCGGCCGTGCCGTCGAATTGCACGGTGCCAGTCACATCGCCACTCAGGCTGATGGTGACGGCATTGGCGAGACCGACAGCGAGACCGCTGCCCCCAGCGTTCAGGAAGGTGCCCA